CGTCAGCGTACCGGCATTGACCGTCTGCGAACCGAACGTCCAAACGCCGATGGCCTTGTTCGAGCGGGCCGTGTCGTAGATCATCACCGCATCGAATGCGGTCGACAGGGTGACGTTCGAATAGACGATGTTCGCCGATGGCGTCCAGTAGGCCGTGGTGCCGGACGACGCCGGGGCGTTTGCCGCAGTGACAGCTACGCCGCCGGCAGTGTAGTTCGTGCCGGAGACTTCACCGGTCGCGGTGTAGGCGGTATTGGAGCCGTTCGTGGTCGCCGACGCCAGATAAAGCGCGGCCTTGAGCGTCGAGATTGCCGCCGGCAGCAGGGCCGTCAGGGCATCGAGCTTGAATTGTACGGAAACGGCTGTCGAGTTTGCCATGATTAAATCTCCTGCGCTTCGATGTTGAGAATGTCTTTCGGCTTCAGCGCGAGATTTACGTCACGCCGTACCAGAACGTCCTGAAGATAGAACTCCGTCGCCGTCACAACCGCGTCCTGCTCGTCCGAGACGATCGTTTTCACGGTCAAGGCGTCGAGCGGAAGCACACCTTGATTGGTGAAAATGCTGCCTTCCGGAATCTCGCCTTCCGGAACCTGAGAATGAATGACCACCTGGGCCGGCGCGACCGGCTGGATGTGCTGTGAAAGGTTCATGTGTCTCTCCAAAAAATGCCTGCGCCAACTGTCCGACGTGGCGACCATCCCGAGGTGGCGAAGTCTGCCGCCACCCATCATTTGCCCGACTGCTTCTCGATGTCGTCCTGCAACTGGTTCAACTGCAGCGTCGTTCTGGCGCAGTCCTTCAGGACTTCGGCGCCTTCTGCAACTTCTCCGGCAGCAGGTATTGCGTCGGGGAGGTCTGCATCAGTTCGGCCGGGGGGCGATACTCCGCTGCCGGCACCGTTGGGCATAGCTGGCAGCCTGATAACCCGAGCGCCGCACTTGCCAGCAGCAACGCAACGGCGGTACGTGTCGTGATCGCTTTCCAGTTGCGCGAGGTGTTTGGCGTATTCATTTGCGGTTTCCTTTCTTCGGATTTCTGCGTCCTGCTCGGCCTTGATCTGCGCCTGAACCTGCGCCTGCTTGTACTCGATCAGATCCTGCTCGGCGGCTGTCACGCGCAAGCCCTGCACCTTCCAGGCCATGCCGAAGCCAATCGCGACACAGATCGCGTAGGGCGCGATCAAACGGAGGATGGAGAGCCATGTCATCGTGCAACCTCGTACAGAACCCACGCCAGAAATGCGAGGTATGCCGGCGCAGCCACGAACACAAAGAACTCTACGATCCGTTCAAACATAGCGCCTGCTCCTTCAGTCGTCGTTTCGTGAGTCCGGGAAGCTCGACCATCTGGCCGGCCACGCGGGCCTTGTTCCAGCGCGGCAACTGATTACAGGCCGCGTCATACTGCTTCGTCGCCAGCAGTCGCGCCGCCGTACTGCTGCCACGGTCGCAGGCGATCGCCGGCCCCAGGTTGTAGACGGCATCACCGAATGCGGCGAGTACGTTGTCGGGCAATCCGGGCTGGCAGCGATCAACCGTCTCGACGGCGGCGAGCATGTCCTTGTCGAGCCGCGCCTTGCACTCTTCGAGGCTGTACTTCTTGCCGCGCTCGACGTTGGTCGTCGATCCATAGCAGACGGTCAAAATGCCCGGAGGATCGAGGTAGGCGAACTGCCGCAGCCCTTCGGCCGGGATGGCGATGGCGGCAGCGGCGGCTACGGCGGCGGCGATGCGGCTATTCCTTGTCATCGCCCTTCTCCGCTTCATTCTGAGCCAGCAGCCGGGCAACCAGCGCGGCCGATGTCACAACTCCGGCCAGCGCGGCAAACACGCCGGGCGGCAAGGTATTGCTCGGCTGCAGGATGGACATGACGACCTCAATCCCCGACATCAGCGCAGCCAGCACCATGAACTTGATCGACCATGCCTTGCGGAGTACGTCGCGCCAGTTCGGAAGCAGGGTCATGTCAGCCGCCCTTGATCTTGCTCACAATGCCGGCCCATACGGCAGCACCGATTCCGACAACGATCAGGCCGACAATCGCGAGGACTCCGTGATCCGCCACCTTGCGCAACTTCTTGCCGAAGCGCAGGTCCTCGCGGAATTCCTCGACACTCTCTGGCTTGTCGACATCGACGCCGAGGATCGCAAAGACCTTGCGCACGGCCTGGTCTGCCGCCTCTTCGGCATATTCGCAGTGACCAACCGCTTTTTCGCAAACCGCTGGATTTGTCACGTCGTCACCTCTTTCGTCAGTTCAACCTTGCCGTGCATGAGCAGCGTTACCACGCCAGTTCCGCTGACCATTTCGAGGTCATAGACGCCCTTCTTCCAGGCAAAGTCGTCCGTCGCCGTGGCGGGGATCGTCAGCGTGATCGTCTTGTTTGTGTCGTCGAGCGCGATGCCTGCGTTTTCCGTGGTCAGGCTGTGCAGCAGAGTGCCGCCGATCTTGTCCTTGATCGCCATGCGGGCGGTAAATCCCGCGAGGCTTGCCGGGGTGTTGTAGAGGACAAAGCCGCCGGAGACGTAGGCAGGCCACTCATTGCCGTTCTCGTCGACCGGCGAAACGCTGTTCAGCTCGATCGTGTTGGCGTCAATGACCGTGGCCTGCTGATAGTCCTTGTCCTTCGGCGGGCTGTTCTTGGCGTTGATCGGCGTCATGCCGGTCACGCGCTGAACCGCGCAGCGCCAGCCGTCTTTCAGGCCGTGGGCAGTTACCGTGAGGCGCGGGGCGCCGCTGGCAAGGGAAATGGCCGAGATTGCTTTATGGACAACCGGGGCAGTCTCCCATCGCAACACAAGGTTGAAGGTCTTGCCTTGCAGGATGGTCAGGTCTTTGTTGGTCGCCATGATCGGCTTTCACAGGTGGCAACGGTTGCGGTGCGGTCGGTTGGCGTTCTGCCGGCGACGCAGGTCCGCATCGGGCCGCCTTCCGAACTGGCGAATGAATGCGTCCTCGCCCTCCTTGGCCCTTGCCGGATTGAACATATCGGCATCCGGAACGCTGTAGGCGAGGTTGAAAGCCCAATGCAGCAGCCCGTCATGGTGGATCGCGTGAATCTCCGGAACGTCCTCGTCGTTCTCCATCGGCTTTTCTGGCGTCCGGAAGAACTCGATGTAGAGCACGTAATCCGCATCCGGCAGCGCGTCAAGCGTCAGCGTCTTGTCGTCGTGGATGTAGTTCTCCGGGCGCTCCGTCGTCGTGCGCCATCCGGGCTTATCGGCGCTGAGAACGTCGCGGGAAGATCCTTGAATCTCGTAGGCGGTTCCATCCGTCGCGCGCAGCTCGGCATACTGGATGTCAAACAGCCCTTCCGGGAGTTCGATCAGCGATTCGCCGGCAACAACGTCCAACTCTTCCGTGTCGCGGATCAGCCTGGCGCGAATCGCCGCCTCCCGCTCCGCTTCGTTCAGGTAGCGGGCAACAGCCTCGTCCGACCAGAAGTACGGAACGGCCGTGTCGCCGGTATCCGACCTGAACTTGGCGCGAAGTTCGGAAAGGTTCATGGCTTAGTCCAGGCCGTACTGGTCGAGCAGGCCGGTCGTCTGCGCCCGCAGCGAATCGACGGACTTGCGCTTGTCCAGATCCACGCCGAAGTGCGTCTTGGCATAAACTTCAAGCGCGTCCTTGTTCATCGCGGCAATGGCGTCGCGGGCGTCCTGTAGCGGATCGGCCTCCGACTCAACATCCTTCGCCTTGCTGGTGTTCGTCTCGGCTGCCTTCTTCGCCTCGCCGCGAACATAAACATCCGGATGCCGCAGCAACTTGTTGGCAAGCGCGTCGTCCTCGATGTTGATCGTCTCGCCCTGGGCAAACACGATGCCGGAACCGTAGGCGCCTTCGCGATACGTGGCGCGTGGGCCGATGTACTTGATCGGGGTCATATTCCAATCTCCAATGTGACAGGGGCCGACGCTTGGCCGGCCCCTTGATTGGCTTTACGCCGGCCCGGTGAGTTCGCCGGTAACGACGTAGTCGAGAATACCGACCGCCGAATCGGCCGCGCCCTTGCGGGTCAGGACGAGGTAGGCATCCTTCGGCAGACGAACCGGAGCATTCGGGGCAGACGCTGTGCGGCCGGTAGCCGCCGTCGAAAGAGCCGAATGGAAATAGGCTGCGTTCTGCGGGACGGCCGTCGAATCGACGCCATCCACGTACAGAAAGCCGATGTCGGCCGTGGTGGTTGCCGCGAAGGCATCGGAAACGATTGCTTCGCCACGGTGAATCACCAGTCCGGCAGGCAGGATGCCAATGCGAACAACGTCGTTGACCTGGACGGCAGTTGCAAGGTCAGTGTTCTGCGCGACGCCGGATGCGTTGGTCGTGAAGTTGAAAAATTGCTCGAAGTTGTTGCCGTAAGGTGCGGCGTGTTGCCGAGCTTGAGTCAGGCGCTTGGTGGTAACGGTAGCCATTTGATTGCTCCTTTAAGGATCAGAGGGGCCGGAGATTTCTCCCCGGCCATCCGGTTAGGCAGAGAGTTGAACCGCGGTGTCGATCGCCATCACGCCGAAGTCGGTGAATTGCTTGCCGTCGCCGTGTTCGATCTCGAAGCGGATCTTGGAGGTGCCGGCGATCATGCCGAGCAGGATTTCCAGCTTGTCGCCGTGATCCAGTTCCTTCTCCGACCAGAAGTACGGATTGCCCGTCTGACGGGCCTTTCCGTAGGCTTCCGCCAGCGCCTGACCGCCGAGCAGCAGGGCGCGGTCGACCGCGTAGCCGGTGCCGAAAGCGGCCGGAACGAGGTCGGTCGCCGTCTCACTGGCGGACGAGACAGACGGACACCAGCGCAGCGAGTTGCCGGCGTAGAAGCGGATCGGCTTCGGCATCTTCACGATCAGGATGCCGTTCCACAGGCCAGCCTCACCCATGAACAGCGGGTTCTGCTTCGCCATGCTGGCGCGGGCCATCGCGTTCGCCTGCCAGGTGCGGAAGTTGGTCGAGCGGACCAGCGACGTGTATTGCTCCGACGAGCAGAGCAGTACGCGCGTGGGCGCATCCTGCGACATCTGGTCGCCCTCGAAGCGAACCGGCGGCGGCGGCAGCGGCATCGAATCCAGTTGCGTGCGCAGCGCATCAACCAGGTCGATGTTCATCACATCGGTCGTGGCGATGGTGATTTCGTTGGCGGCGGCCTTGATCGTCTCGATACCCGAACCGGTCGACATGAAATGGCGGTTCCGGGTCGGCGCCTTGACAGAATTCACGCAGATTTCCGCGAAGTCCGGATCGGACGCCAGCGGGACGGCCCACTCGATGTCGTTGGCGAAACCACGCGCACCGGCCAGATGAACCAGCTTCAACTGGTCTTCCAGACGGGTCATGTAGTTGTGGCCGAGCGCGCGGGCCAGGCTGCGCAGTTGGTGCGGGGTACGCTGCTGCGTCATCTTGCCGCCGGCCGAAATCGGCTTGCGGGTCTGATTGATGCGCAGGCTGTCCTGCGAGAAGTCCATGCGGTCGCCCTTGCCCTCGGCGTAACGCTCGCCCATGATCGGCTTGCCGCCAACCGGGTTGATGAGGTCGAAGGTCACTTCGTCGCCGGCCGACTTGGACAGGTCCATACAGCGGACAACCGGCAGTTCATTACCGGACTGGAAGCGAAGGCTGCCCTCGGCGTCGGACTGCTGCGGCAGCTTGCCTGTCAGGCGGTTAAGAGTGGTCGGGCGCTGCATCGAGGCCGCAAAGAGGCCGGCCGACTGGACTTGGACAGCCTGGTGGCTGCCGTAGGGGATAGTAGTTTGTCCCATGATGTTTCTCCTGAAGTTGGAAAGCGCGTCTCACGACGGGCGGTTCGTTCTTGCTGCTAAATCACGCGACTCATGAGCTTGAGGATTTCGTCCGAGGACTTGCCCTCGAAGGTCTGCATGAGACTCAGGCCGGACTTGTTCCGGATCGCCTCGCCCTCGTCGTGGTGCGCGGCAGAGCCGGCCGGGACTTGGGAAAGGCTGGTCGGCACTTGCGCCTTGGCCTTTGCAATCGCTTCAGCCGCCTTGGCGGTGGCGTCAGCAGGGGGAGTCGTGGTCGTTTTCTGCTCGAAGATCGGCGCCACCTTGGCGACGGCCTGCTCGATCGCATCTGCGAGCGGCACGCCGGATGCAACAAGTCGGTTTCGCTCGGCCACTACGCCGTCGATCGCGACCTGATTGGCCGTGGGGGCTTCAGGATTCAGGAAGGGATACTTCTCGACCAGGGCGTTAGCGCGCTCGGTAGCGGTCGCCATCGCCTGCTCTTGCGTCTCCTGTTCCTTTCTGGCGGAGTTCTCGGCCCTCAGTTGTTCCAGCGCCGACGAAGCGGCGATGGTGTTCTGAATGCCGATGATCTTCATGCTGATTTCGTGCGCACGATCCGTATCGCCGGAGTACAGGGCTTCGTCCCTTTCGGTGACGAGCGCTGAAATCTGCTCGGTCGCGGTTGCTTGCGCACCCTCTTCCGTCGATTTCTGTTCTGCTTCCTTCGATCCGGCCGGTGCCTGCTTCAGCGCAGCCAGTTCCTGCTCAAGTTGCCTTGCCCGTTCCCGCTCCGCCTCAAGCACGGAAAACGGAATCGTGTTCTTGCCGTCCTTGGCAAGCACGACAGGCTCGGCTTCTTCCTTCTTTCCTTCCTCGGGAGTTGCAGCGGCGGGCGTTGCGCTGCCGTCCTCGGCCGTTCCGCCTTCGGCTGACTGGCTTTCGCCGGCCTCGCCTTCGGTGTCGGTATTGGCGTCGGTTTCGCCCTCAAGGGATTCACCGGCAAGCAGCCGGGCCTTGTCTTCCTCGTTCAAGGCGTCAAACGCCTCGGGGTCAGAGAAGAAGTCTTCGATATTGCGACCAGACATTGCGCGCTCCATCTTCGGGATTGGCGGCGTCATCTCGACGGGGCCAAGCCGATCACTTATCGCCGTGACGCGGTAGTGAGCGGTTGAAACTGCTTCCCAAGTGCGGGGAAGCTCCAGCTACGGGAATGCGTGCTTCACAGCAGGCAATCGGAGTTTATCACTTCCGGACAAAAATCAAGCGGTTTTTGAGGCCTCTTGTGTCTCTCCCCATTTTTCCTTCACCAGCCGTTCGACCCTTGCGGCTACCTGCTCGCCGTACTTCTCTTTCCACAAGGCGAGACACTGGCGGTTGTAGGCTTTCGTCCAGGGGCCGCGCTGCAGCGACAGCAGAAAGCCGGCCAGGTGCTGCTCGATCGGCTTCACGTCAGGAAATGATTTCCCAATCGTCGCAGAGCATGTCCGTCTGAGATGCGCTACCTACCTGCACGCGAACGATTGAGTAACCATCCTGTGGCGCAATTTCGATGACGGTGAATGTGAGCATGGTTACTCCTTACGGTGCGGCGTAGCCGAGAAGATTAACGCGAACCGTACCAGCAGCAGACAGAGCAACGTTGAGCGCTGTATTAGCGGTCAATTGCACCCCGGTCGGGAGAGGCATCACGACAGACTGGCCTGCCGGGATCGTGACTTGAATCCGCGTTGTCGTGCCGTCACGCAGCAGCACATCATTGGCAGATGCTCCGGTGTTCGTAGCTTGCATCAATGTGACGTGATTTTTAATGCCAGTGCCTGCTGCGGCTTTTGCGGCAACGTCGCTAGTTGTGGTCAGCGCCCCGGTGTAGTTCCACTCGGCCTCGGGAATGCAGTACGGCTTATCGACCAGCGCACCAATCATCGTGTGCATCGTGTGCACAAGATCGCCGGTTGCCGACATTGCCGTTTGATTGGCGTTAGACGCACGACCGCCGATTGCAACCGGATTAGGAACCACAGAATCCTGAGCCGTAGAGCCGGATACCGTTGCAGCCTGGGTGCCACCGACAGAATAAACAGGGATTGCCTTATCAACGCGCCCAGTACCTTGTCCATCAATCATTGTCTTTGACTCGGACCACGTTTCGAGCATCAGGTCATGCACACGGGCAGTCGTCCGCAGAATCACAGAGCCACCGGCATTTACGGGCGTAGTACCGATTGCAGGCATTACCGGAGAGCGGCGAGTACCGAACAGATCAGAAATCGGTTTTACGTACAGCGCCGTCGTGCTGACGTGAGCGACTTCCCACGGGCCATCGACTCCGATGTCAGCGCCAGCGGAATCGCGCACGCCGTGTAGATTGATGTAGTCGCCAATCGACAATCCAGACCACGTGGTATTGCCAACAACCGAGAGCCATTCTGTATTTTCCGCAAGTTGCGCAACGCTTTGAACGTGTTGCCCGATGATGCCAGGCTGTGCCGCACCACCGTTGATAATAGACACCGTACCGCCGTAGCTCGTTGCAGTTACCGCAGAGCCGAGGACGATTGTGAATTGAGTTGCTGAAATTACGGATGCAACAGCCCCGACAGTCTGCGCAAAATTGGTGATGTCACGCACGCCATAAACCCCGACGATGTTGCCAACTTCAAATGTCGCGCTGCCGTCATGTGTAACAGTTGCGGTCGTCGTTCCGGATTTGCTGATCGCTGTAATCTTTGCGACAGGCCGCGACATTTCAACCGGCTGATAAACTCGCATGCGAGGATACAGCGGCAATTGGTAAGCAGGTTTGACAGCAGTGCGCCCTGCTCGCCCGGTGAAAACTGTCGATATGCCTTCAATGGCCTTATCCAGAACTGCGCATTCTGACGGACGGCCTTCGAGGCGATAGCGCGAAGTTGCTTTTAGCGCGACGTTGCCCATCACCCCGTTGAGATACTGCGGCGCACTGGACGACACAGAGACACGGTGATCACCAAGCAAACTGCCAGACACTTGCACATCGCCATTGCCGAATAGCGAAATAATCGCCGCACTGGTCGTCGTAGTGCCGGTAAAGCGCAGCCCGAATCCTTCTGCCGCACCGCCCATGTTATTGTAAAAATACACCTTCGCAGTGCCGAGCGTCGGCGTCACAACAGGGATTGCAAGCGATGGGAGCGCAGCTTCGTCTGAAAACCCGAACGTGATCGTTTTGCGGTCAGCGGAAATCCAGTTGATGCAGGCGTTTTGGTAATTCAAGCGAGAATCAACAAACCCAGCGATATGAATCCAATCTGACAGATAAACAGCGGCTGCTGACGGATATTCAGGCAATGCGGTTTCCAGAACAACGGTTGCAGTCGTTCCAGCCGTGCCGGTGTAAGCCGCGCCAGCAGTCGCGGACGACTGGCTAATTGAGACAATATTAATTGGGTCAGGCACGGGGGCCGGGATGCCATCTTCGCCATTACTAAACAGCGTCAGCGTGGCGAATTGCTGACGATTGCGGATCACGGACGCCTCAACCTCAAGGGCGCACGGCTGCTGCACCGGAACATCAAGCATCACACGCGATTCGCCTGGGCTGATCGGGTCGGCAGAGAGAGCGGTTACTGCTTGCCCGTTGCTGTAACTCACCCGAGTCACAAAATCGTTTGCATTGACCTCACTAAAATTGTCGCATGCCTTGAGCAAGTCGGCCGATGTGCGGAAGTCAGGAACCTCCTGGCTAACCGACCCGCTTTCAGACACGATAGACACCGGGACGCCTGATTTTTTAAATTCAATTTTTTCCATTTCAAAAACTCCTGCCAAATGATTGATAAAAGTTACTCTATCTGCGCATTCTATATACGATAGCGTTATGAAAACTTGGCAATTCTTTCATGCAGGATTGCCGAGTATTCGGCCATAACCTGCGCCTGCCTTGACAGCATTGAGCGCTCGTCAAAAGGGAGAGACAAACAAAGCGGGGTTGGAAGAAAACTTACCAAGTCCCCGAGCCTTTCGTCAAGTTCCGCTGCCTGGTCAATGACACGTTGTTGATGCGGTTGCATTACTGCCCTCCTTCAATTCCAGAATTGATGCCAGTTGCAGGATTTCGCGGGGTGATCGGGTTCGTGTTCCGACGCGAAAGAAGTTCTCTCGATGATGCCGGTGACTGGCGTTGAATTGCCTGCACCTGATCTGCGGTCAAGCTTGCCGGCTGCCCGGCACTGGCGGGCATTACACCAGCCACAGGCGCGGCATTCGGGACAATCGGAGGTAGGTCAGAGTCTACATACCCGGCAGAGTGCAAAAGCATGTCGGCAAGCGGCGCTGTCTGCGGAATCGCCGCAATTGTCTGTGCGGTCTGGATTGCACCGAACTGGCCTTCGACGCTCTTATTCACCGCCTCGTTGATGGTCTTCTTCACCTGGGCATCGATCAACGGCTGTTTCTGGTCAAGCTCGCGCGTCTTCAGGTCGATGTTCGCCTTGAGCAAAGCGTCCTCGACGGCCTTCTTGATCTGCTGCTCGATTTCCTCTGGCGTCGGCACGCTGCCGAGTTCCTTGATCGCCTTGATGATGTCGTCGCGGTTCGGCACGTCCAGCAGGGCGAACAGGTGCGGCATCATCACTTTCTGATAATCCGGCGGCGCCGACTTGAAGGCTTCGGACATGGCGGCCAACTGCTGCGCCCGGAAACTCGGGGTACTCGGCACATCGGATAGCGTGACCTTGAGCTTCGTCCGCGCCACGTCGTTGTCCAGGTACTGAATCCCGGTAGCTTCGTCAATTCGCGGGATGTTCAGGTCAATGGCGCGGTCTTCCTTCAGCCCCTGGCCGTCGATCAGCACGGTTTCCTGCTTGCCGATCATGTCCTCGACGATCAGTGACACCAGCAAATCGCCGACTTCCTGCCTGGCTTCCTTGAAATTGTCGTTGATGTCGGCGAGCGTCTGGTTCGACTGCTCGACCAGCCCGGAAATGGCAACGCCGGAGTTGGCCGAACTCTCCTGACCCATGAACGAGTTGTAGATGCCGCCGGTTCGCTTGATGCCTTCCCGCGCATCCACAAGCCGGTCGTACTGCTGGCGGTTCAATTCAAAGTCGCGCTCGACCTTGAACACGCCGCCTTGGCGCATCGCTTCAGCATCAAGAACAATATCCGCATCCGGCCGCGCAACCTCGTCGCGGAACGTGTCGTCGTCGTCCTTGACCGCGCCATCGGTGCGGGTCGTGCGGGTCGCCGCCAAACCCCATTGCATGCGGGCAATACGGGCGTTCACCTCGTCCTGCAGGTAGATCATGCCGCGCACCAGACCATAAGGAACGCCCGTCCGGTCCTCGCGCTTGCCCCAAAACGGCACATAGGGGAACTTGTTATGCCGGTACGGACTCGGCATGTCGGCCAGCCGGTGCGGTCCCATGAACCACGCCAGCCGGACCTTGCCGATTACCGCCATCGTCACCTCGACCATACCCGAGGCTGCGGCCTGAACGTGCATCGGGTTGGAATCGTCGTACTCGACCACGCGGCCGTCCGGCGACTTGAGGACCGGAACCCGGACCCAATCGCGATACCAGACCTCGAACAGACAGACGCGCTTGTTGTGGATGTCACGCCACTGCATTTCCTCAATTGACCAGCCGCGCTCCTGGTTCTGCGCCATCGCAAGGCCGGTCATGGCGGCACCATCCAGCGATAGAACGCCCGGATCAATGCCGAGCCAGCCGGAACCGGAGTGCTCGATCAGCGCAGACTTGTTCGGGAACATCATCGCCGCCTGTTTGCGCTCCATCCACTTGCGGCGAACGAGGTAGCGGGCATTGCTCATGTCCGGCTTGGCGAGCCAGTCGAACCATATTTCGTTGCGATGAACGTCGTCGCAGCGGTACTTGAACTTGAACGGATCTTGCTCGCGGGCAACCTCAACCCAATGCAGGCCGGCGACAATCTGCCCTTTGTAGGCTTCCGAACAGGCTCTGTCGGCCTTGCTGTGACGTTCCGCCTGATTCAACCGGTAGCCGATCGCGTCGGAAACGTCGTCGCCGCCCTTGTCGGAGTCCGGCTTTACCCGCCAGTCGGTGCGGGTCTTGGCTTCCATGCCGAGGACGGAATCAATCGTCGGGCCAATCAACGGCTCAATGGCGGGGGGAAGGCCGCGCTCCCGCGCCCGGCGCATCACCTCGGAATCAAGCTGATTGCCGTCGTAATAGTCCGCGCACCGATCAGCAGAGGCTCGCCAAGCCGGCTGTTCCTCGCATTCCGTCAACCATTGCGTGAAAGTCGAGAGACTGAGGCCGTCGTAGTCCTCGTCGATGTGATCCTGGCCGGCCGTCACGGCGGTCATTGTGTCCATGCTGCACTCCTTTTACGTGCGCCAGTCGGGTACGTCGCGGCGTCCTGAGCTTGATTTCCGGTTGCTTCCAGGGGCGGGAATCCCTGAAACGAAGGTCATGGCAACGCTGTCGCCCTTGTCCGGGCTGCGGCCGATGGCTTCCCGAATCTCGTCCTTGTCCCGGATCTGAATGCCGGCACTGGTCCCCATCTGCACCACCTTGTAGCGGACGGCGGTCAGATCGGTCAGCAGTTCCGAATCCGGCGGCAGCGCAATCGGGTCTTCAGCGGTCGGGTCCAATGCCTCGCGCAAGCGCCAGTACATTTCGGCTCGCCGGTTCTTGAAGCGGAGATTTCCGGCAACAGTGAATTCCTTGCTTCCCTCGGAACCAACCACGGCTAGTACCAGCAGATTCAACCCCTTGATGAAGTCCAGGGCGCTCGAACCGATACCGATGGCGTCGACACAGATGCATGCGCCGTTGCGGATCAGCGGTGCCACGAAGCCCGCTGCCTTCGGCCCATCGTCAGTCACAGCGCCGGGAACGGTCAGAATCTCGTCGAACCATTGCCCATGCCGGCGCGCGGCCGAAGTCTTGTCTTCCCCGCCACGCGACACATCTAGTCCGAGCGCAGTCATTTCTCCCTTGGCGTCGCGCTTCTGCCATCTGGCTTGGGCAGCCTTGACCCAATCCGTAGGGATCAACTGCCATACCGGGTCAGAACGACCAGCGAGGAAGTCGCCGCGCAGCATCTGCGAGCGCAATGGTTCCGGCAACGCCTGCAGCGTCGCCTTATAGCCGGTCGTCTGCAGGTAGAAGTTGTCGTCGACAGAAGACCGGATGAATGTCCGGCTCTTGGGCTGCATCAATTCATTGCCGACCATGACCGGTTCAGGCCCGGATACTTCCAGATCCTTGCCGTTCTCGTCGGTAACGAACCAGCGAAGCTCGCCATCCTTGGCCGGGTTCGGGTGCTGCGGATCGAGCCAGGGCGCCCAATAGCGGACAACCCATTCGCCTTCCGCGTCGGTCGGCGGGTTGCCGGCGCACACTACGCGCTGCCGCACATCCGGGTTGTCGGTGCGCATCCAGCCAATCAGGGAGCGGAATTGTAGCTCGGTGAAGTGGCAAATCTCGTCGAAGCCCTTCATGTCGTGCGCCCGGCCTTGGTACTTCATCCAGTCGCCGGGTTCCTTGACGCTGCCAAGCTCCATGACCCGATTGCCGGGCAGTCGCCAAACGCCATCCTGAGAGTTGTAGCCGTCGCGCGTCCCGAGGATGTTGGTCATCCGCTCCTCGATGCCGACCAGTTGAACGGACTGCCGGCGGAAGATGATCGAGTGCTGCTGCGCCGTTAGTGCAAGCCCGAGCAGCAGATCAGTTTTGCCGCCGCCAGCTTGTCCGCCGTAAAAGATGATGTCCGCCTCCGACTCGTAGGCCCGCGTCTGCGGCCCGACCTGCGGCAGCCAGGACGGCAGTCCTTCCGTCAGCAGCTTGTCAAGCTCGCGCTGCTCCTCCGGTGGGAGGCGCTTCATCAACTCGATCAGTTCTGCCGGCGCCATGTCGTTCATTGCGCTTGCGCCTTGGAAAGCAGGAAAGCGATGCGGCTGGCACGCTGCGCGTCGTTCAGGACGATTCCGGAACCATCGCCTACCGGCTGGTCGTCAATCTTGAGTATTCTGCGCTCAAGCTCGATCAGGACTTTGAGCGCGTCCGCGAGCGCCTTCGCGTTTTTTACCTGCTGCGGAAGACCGATTGCCGCGCGGTAAAGGTCGTTTAGCTTGTCGTTTCCAAACTCGTCTTCGGACCGGAGAAGTTCGCCGAGTTTTTCAAGCTCGGCGGGATGGTCTAGCTCCACTTCGACCAGTCCCCAAAGTTTTTGCACGATTGACCGGGCGCGCTTTACATCCGATCGCTCATTCAAAACCACGTCGGCCAACAGTTGCGCATTGACCTCGACGACTTGCCGCTCCGAAATCGCGGCCTCTTTGGTAACTATC